AATGTAGTTTTTATTTCTAATCGAGCCAATTCGATTAAAAACGACGCAACAGAAAGAGAATTGTATGATGTGGCAGACTGGTTACACGAACGAACAAAAGAAGTATTAAATGCTATCAAGAAAAAATCTACACAATTATCAAAAAGACATCATTGAGAAAGCCAAGTTTGTGCCTAGCATGGGACTATTTCTTGAACCAGGTCTTGGTAAAACGGCAACAACATTGACGATCATTGCAGAACAATTTAAGGGAACGACTTTAATAATTGCACCTAAACGAGTAGCGGAGACCGTATGGCAAGAAGAAACACAGAAATGGGAACACCTAAAACACCTAAAGATAGCAAAGATACTGGGCACACCGAGTCAACGGTTGGCAGCGTTGAAGAGTTCTTCGAACGTGTACTTAGTCAATCTCGAGAACTTGATTTGGTTGTTGGATCAACCAAAGATGCAATTCAACAATCTGATAATCGACGAGTCGAGTCGCTTCAAAGATCCTTCGACGAAAAGATTCAAAGCCTTGAAGAAACACTTAAAGAACTTCGAGAGGCGCATTATTCTAACAGGCACACCGACACCCCAAGGGATGGCTGATCTGTGGTCACAGGTAGGTATTTTGGATTTAGGACAACGATTGGAAACCAGCCTTACTAAGTTTAGAACGAAGTATATGCGCCCAGGCAAAAGAAATCCGCATACCGGTGTAATTTATAATTGGGAATTAAATAAGGGAGCAGATCAAATAATCACAGAAACAATCTCAGATATCTGTTTTAGTCTGAAAGCCAAAGATTATTTGGAACTGCCTACGGTAACATATACGTTACATAAAGTGGGGATAACGGAACAAATACGTTACAAATATGATGCGCTCAAAAAAGATATGGTTACAGAAATCAAGGGACAGACAGTCACCGCATCCACCGCAGCAACGCTCACAGGAAAACTATTACAGTTCACAAGTGGCGCAGTTTATGCAGAGGACGGGAGTTGGCAAGAAGTGCATACGGCTAAGTTGGAATGCCTCGAGTCGATCTTGGAAGAGACTTCTTCCCCGACCTTGGTATTTTATCACTTCAAACATTCGCTGGAACGAATTCGGAATGCGTTTCCAGAGGCCGTTGTGCTTACTGATTCCAACATTCAAGCGTGGCGAGATGGTAAAATTAGAGTCTTGCTTGCACACCCACAGTCGGGAGGAATTGGTATTAACCTCCAATGCAATGCGGGTGAAACAGCGCAGACTGTTTGGTACGATCTCCCCTGGTCTAGTGAAAACTATATCCAAGCCAACGCAAGGATCTACCGCCAAGGGCAAGAGAAACCAGTCATTATTCATCACCTCTGTGTCGAGAAATCGGTAGACGAACAGGTTATGAAAGTATTAGATAACAAAATAACGATTCAGGATGCATTAATGGAAGCATTGAAATGAGATTAATATTAAACGCCAGCAGAGCCAGATTATCGGACGAAGAAATCGATCCACTAGAACAAGACGATTTTGATTCTGTATCCAGTTTTCAAGGCGATGGTTGGCTGCCGTGGGATGTAGACGATTTAATTGACATTCGTCGTATAATAGATGAACGCATGCCTCCAAAAGAAAAGCAAATAGTCGATGCTTTTTTAAATGGAATGAATTACAAAGATATGGATGTTAGTGAAAAATATTGGCGTTACCATTACGAAAAAGCAATTCAGTTTATAAAGAAAGAGATGAACCTATGACTACTTTTGTTGTTGAACACAGACCACAAGGACAGGGATCGTATCACATTGCATTGGTGCCCGGTGTGGAAGATCTAGATACCTCACAGTTTAGTGACATCCTAGGCATTTGGGTGTGCGACTCACTGCAAGAGGCAACCGTAACCATTTCGGAACTACACAAATTAAGAGGTAGAAAAAATCATGAAGTACTATAGTGAATTATCTAATCTAGAATCTGTTTTAATTAATTTAGAAGGAGTTGTAGCGATTGTCGATTCGCTAACCACATCGTGTTTGGAAATGGATGAAAAGAAAGTGCAAGCAGCTCTCTTTCATGTATTGCGCCAACTAGAAGAACACGATTCTAGTTTTCAACTAAATTTTCAAGTTTTATTTGATGCCATAAGGGATGACACACATGAAGAAGATAAACCAAGAAAAAAGCGAAAATCCGTTCGGAAAAACGCAGAGTGATATTGATCAAGCCATTATGCAAGTCTGGGGAACTACCGAAGACTTGGATATGTTAATTGCACGCTACATGGATGCTCCAGAAAAAATGACGGAGGATGAATTGTGGAATGCGATGGAAGGAGTCAAGCAAATGTTAGATTTACGATGTTGGCATTTGCGAGATGTTTATAAGAAGTATTTTCAACTAGACGAATATAATTGGAGCCGAAATGTCTGAAAATGTAAAAGAAATGTTAGATGATTTTGTAGTCACTATTGAATTGTCCGTAAAAGATATCAATGTGCTGTTAAATTGCTTAAACACACCACATCAAATGCCAACTACTACGGCAGTTTATTTTATTAACACCCTTCAAAATCAAGCTGGACCACAAGTAGAAAAGGCCAAAAAAGATTTAGAAACTGTTTCACAGGCAACTAAAAATGAGTGATAAATTTTTAAGAAACCTTTTACGAAGCAAAGGGTTTTCTGCGGACATTTCTAAACAAATTGAAAAGGCTGTAGAAAACAAAGCCAAACAAGATACTGAGCAAAAAGAAATGGCGGATCGGGAACTGGCACTAGCCATGACCCAAAACATCCTAAACGATGTCTTGCCACATCTGAGAAAAGCCATGGAAACTCCGCCCACTAAAAAGATCATTGTGGACGATAAGTAGGGCGAAAACGGCTAAAAGTTTGCATAAGTAGATATAGAGACAGTAAGACTCGTTGGGAAACGCTCTGAACCCTCTATTCACATACACAAACACAGAAAGGCAATACCATGAATCCATTTGAATTACGCTATGACTTACTCAAGACTTCCAAGGAGTTTTTGACCGAGCAGTATAACGCCCAGTTAAAGGCCTGGGAAGTAGCAGACGAAGCTGGTAAAAAGTTGCTTGAGAAAGCACCCCAGTTCCCATCGATGCACGAAATCATTGACAACGCCATTGAAATGAACAAATTCATCAGCAGCACAATCGAGGCACAACTCGTTGATGGTGTTAAGCGTTTCAATAGAATTACTGCTGTATTCTGATACAAATTGTCGGTATTTATTAATAAGTGCCGACTTTATGAACGTGTTTTCTAAGCAACAACTCTTATTTTTATTAACCGCACCCATAGTTCTATTCGTAACATATAAGTTACTATTAGAACTGTGGTGCTTAACTTATGGGTTATTTTATGGCAGCTAAACCTGGGCTTTATGCCAATATCGCAGCAAAAAGAGAGCGCATCAAGGCCGGTAGCGGCGAGAAGATGCGTAAACCCGGCACTAAGGGTGCCCCAACTAAGGACGCATTTATTCAGTCTGCAAAGACCGCTAAAAAACCAAAATGATACCTAAAAAAGCATTAGAAAAGGCTGGGTTTTACGATAAAGGTAAAACGAAACCAGAACGAGAAAAAATCGTTAGCAAGGTTACAACTAAACCCCAACGAATATCAATGGTTGAAAAGGTATTTTCATCCAAAAAAACTAAAAAATGAAATCGATAACGAAGTACGAACCATCGATGTGCGACACCGTCATTGAGTTAGGAAAGACTGGTGCATCACAAAAGATTATGTATTCCACTCTAGGCATTTCTAAAACAACGGGCGACCGCTGGAAGAAAGAAAAGCCAGAGTTTGCCGAAGCCATGGACAGAGCCGTTGTAGAAAGTCAAGCGTGGTGGGAAAGAGAAGCCTTGGCTAATCTGAATAACCGCACCTACAATACCCGACTCTTTGAAGTGGTTACTCGTGCCCAGTTCCCAGCCGACTACAAAGAACGCATGGAGATCAAGCAAGACATCAAGCAAGAAGTTCAAATTGACTTTGCTGGAGAAGTTTCCAGCCTAATCAAACAGTTGCGGGAAACCAAACTGTAGCCTTAAAAACTATTTCGTATTGTGAAATGCAAAGCAGATAAAAATCTGTTAAAGTTTGCATAAGTAGTTATACGAGACCAGTTTAATAAGGAAAACAGTTATGTCCACAACGACACATGCAGTACTCTCAGCATCATCTTCAAAACGGTGGTTAACATGCACACCAAGTGCTCGTCTCGAGCAAACCCTACCAGAACCTAAAAAGTTACCAGGACAATTCGATTTTAGCCTTGAAGGAACACTAGCCCACTCTTTGGCTGAAATCAAATTGCGCTTGCACTACAACCAGATACCACAAAAGGACTACGATGAAGAAGTCGCAGAACTATACAAGCACGCCTACTACAACCAAGAACTCGAAAGCCATGTTGACAACTATGTCCTCTATGTCCGCTCCCAAGTCGGAGAACATGATAAGCCTCTATTTGAACAGCGCGTGGACTTCAGCGATTGGGTGCCTGATGGTTTTGGTACAGCCGATGTGGTTATACTTTCTAAGCACTCCATTCGCATCATCGACCTTAAGTATGGCAGAGGCGTTCCAGTCCAAGCAAAAGACAACACGCAACTTAGACTCTACGCACTCGGAACCTATAGCAAGTTCCAAGAAGAGTACCCAGAGATCAAAACAATCGAGTACACGATCTATCAGCCTCGTCTCGATTCAATCAGTACGGATGGGACAACAATCGCCAAACTCGTCGATTGGGCAAACTACTACGTCAAGCAAAAAGCACGCAAAGCGTGGGCAGGTACGGGCGACTTCATCCCCGGAGAGCACTGCCAGTTCTGCCGTGCCAAAGCCGCGTGCAAAGCGCGCTCGGACTTCATCAACGAAATAGCTGCGTTAGACTTTAGACCAGCACCTCTGTTAACCGAAGAGGAGTTTGATTTAGTATTATCTCGTGCACAAGATTTAAAATCATGGGCAAATGATGTTGAGGCATATGCAACAGAGAAAGCAATTCATGAAAACAAAATCCCAACTGGATTTAAATTGGTTGTACCTAAAGGGCATCGTAAAATTGTGGATTACGATTTGGCTGTTAAGATCTTGGAAGAAAAAGGTTTTAACAAAGATGACATGTACGAACTCAAACCGAAGTCTGTTCCCCAATTGGAGAAGTTGGGTCAAAAGGGGCAAGTAGTATCAATCCTTGGCGGTTTGGTTGAAAGACCAGACGGCTCACCAAAGTTAGTAAAAGACACTACTTTGGAAGAGGATTTTAAATGAGCACGCCCCTAATTATTATTTCAACTCTGATATACTTAGGGGTAGCAATAGATCAGTTTATGAAAGGTTCTACGGGACCTGCAATAATGTTTGTTGGGTATACTATCGGAAACCTTGGTATACTCTTGACAGTACGGTAGAGATTGACACCGCTGAAGTTCAATCAAATTTAAGTTAATAGGAAAGCAAGATGGCTACTAAAAATCCTCGTGTTGTAACCGGCAAAGTTCGTTTCTCTTACGCTAATGTGTTTACTCCAGTAGACAAAGGCGATGGCAAGACACCTAAGTATTCTGTGTCAATCATCATCCCCAAGTCTGACAAAGAAACCATTGCCAAGATTAACAAAGCATTTGAAGAGGCAAAGGCAAATTCCGCTGGCTACTTTGGTGGCACTGTACCAAAGATGCTCAAGGGCGGTTTGCGTGATGGCGATGCAGAAAAAGAAGATGCAGCATATGCAAACTCTTACTTCATCAACGCCAATTCTGTCAAGAAACCAGGTGTTGTCGATGCAGACATGAACACAATCATCGATCCAGATGAATTCTATTCGGGTTGCTATGGTCGTGCAGCAATTGAATTCTTCCCATACAACATGGAAGGTTCAAAAGGCATCGCTTGCGGTTTAGGTAATGTCCAAAAACTGGAAGACGGTGAGCGTTTAGGCGGTGGTGGTATTACCGCAGCAGTAGACTTCGCATCATAATTCACGGCCCGAGAGAGCCTCAATCTCTCTTCTCCTTGTTAGTATTACCTCGTTAGCCCCACCGAAGTTTGGTGGGGCGTTTTTTCCACAACTTTCTTATAATAAAAAACACATGGATCAATATCAAGAATATATCGCAGCAAGCCGTTACGCTCGTTTTATCGACGACAAACAACGCAGAGAAACATGGGCAGAGACCGTAGATCGGTATGTCCAGTACATTTTTAGCCGCACCCCAGCAATACAAAACAATGTAGAATTAAAGAATGAAATTTTTGATGCTATCCATAACCTAGATTTGATGCCGTCCATGCGTGCCATGATGACGGCAGGAAAGAGTGCTGATCGTGATAACACCTGTGTCTATAATTGCTCGTATCTCCCGGTGGATGACCCCAAATCGTTTGATGAGGCAATGTTCATATTGCTCTGCGGTACAGGAGTCGGGTTTTCGGTGGAGGCTAAATACATATCCAATCTGCCAGAAGTGCCTGAAAAACTATTTGACTCCGAGCACACCATCGTCGTCCACGACTCCAAAGAAGGATGGGCAAAATCACTCCGCCTACTCATTGCAAATCTCTACGCAGGCGAAATCCCTAAGTGGGACGTCAGCGGAGTTAGACCTGCGGGAGCAAGACTCAAAACATTTGGTGGAAGAGCTTCAGGGCCGCAACCACTAATTGATTTATTTAATTTTGTAGTCAACACATTTAAGCACGCACAAGGCAGAAAACTGCACAGTTTAGAATGCCATGATATGATGTGCAAAATTGGTGAGGTAGTTGTTGTGGGTGGCGTACGTCGCTCGGCAATGATCTCGTTGTCTGATCTTGATGATGAAAGGATTCGTCATGCCAAAGCAGGTCCTTGGTGGGAAACTGCTCCACATAGAGCTCTGGCCAACAATAGTGCGGTGTATAGCGAGACTCCTACGGTTGGAAAATTCATGGAGGAGTGGCTCTCTTTATATAATTCTCACTCGGGAGAGCGAGGAATCTTTAATCGTGAAGCGGCAAAAAAGACGGTGGATAAATATGGACATCGTGATCCGAACTTCGAATTTGGCACTAATCCATGTAGTGAAATTATTCTACGTCCCTACCAATTTTGTAATCTCACTGAGGCGGTGGTAAGACATGACGACACTGAAGAAACGCTTCTTAGAAAAGTACGAATTGCTTCGATTCTTGGCACAATCCAAGCCACTTTTACAAAGTTTCCGTATCTGCGCAAAGTGTGGCAACGCAACACCGAGGAAGAGAGACTGCTGGGAGTGTCGCTTACAGGAATTTACGACAATCCATTGCTCACCACAGAAGGAGACAAATTAAATGCCTTACTTACCAAACTGCGAGAGGAGGCTCGAAGAGCCAATGAGGAATTTGCAGTATTGCTTGGAATACCTAAGAGTGCTGCGATTACTTGCGTCAAGCCAAGCGGAACCGTCTCCCAACTCGTTGATAGCGCTTCTGGAATCCACCCTCGACACTCTAAGTATTACATCCGCCGAGTTAGAGGAGATAAGAAAGACCCTCTCACCCAATTCTTAATTGAACAAGGAATACCAAATGAAGCATGTGTTTATAAACCGGATCAAACTGTGGTGTTTAGCTTTCCTCAAAAAGCACCCGCCGGAATCACTCGATCAGATGTCACTCCTATACAACATCTTGAGCTCTGGCTTACGTTCCAGCGGCATTGGTGTGAGCACAAACCCAGTGTCACTATTTCCGTTGAAGAAAGAGACTGGCCAAGTGTCGGAGCCTGGACCTGGGAAAACTTCAGCGAAATCTCAGGAGTCTCGTACCTCCCGTACGACGGCGGCACCTACCGCCAAGCCCCGTACGAAGAGTGCACCGAGGCAGAGTACAACGAACTCAAAGCCAAAGTCCCAACGATCAACTGGAACGAGTTCAAAGAAGTAACAGACAATGTGGAAGGGGCGCAACAGTTAGCATGTAGCGCGGGATCCTGTGAGATCTGATCCATGGAAGTGCCCACCGCTAAATCTATACAACTTTAGTATAGCGTGGCGGTGGCGGAGAATGTGATATAGTTGTACTTTATTAACCACCGACTCGTCGGTTTGCCTTGGGAGCATTTATGAAAAAGTTAGTTAACTTAGACTTTGAAACTCGCAGTACGATTGATATCACATCAAGCGGTTTAGATAAGTATGCAAAGTGCCGAACAACAAAGGTACTTTGCATGGCTTATTCAATTAATGGTGGAGAGGTACATCTGTGGACTCCAGATCTTGGACTCCCCCTCTGGATAACCACCAATCTAAAGAACATTCAATTTCAGGCATGGAACGCCGCATTCGAATACCACATTATGAAATATGTGTTGGGTTGGGATGTTGAATGGGATCAGATGACTGACTCCATGGCAATCGCAGCCGCCAATAACATTCCCCAAGCCCTCGAAGATGCCGCCATATTCCTTGGCACGGCACAACAAAAAGATACGGTTGGCAAACGACTCATTACTAAACTGTGCAAGCCCAACAAAAAGGGGCAGTTTGTGGATGATCCTGTTTTGCTTGACCAGTTGTATGAATACTGCAAGCAAGACGTGCGTACCGAAATGGACATCGTGCGTAACCTACAGCCACTCACACCACACGAGCAAAGTGTGTGGGTACTCACACAGAAGATCAACGAGCGTGGCGTACCCGTCGATCCAGACGAATTAAAGAACGCCATTAATGCGGTTGAATCGGGTAAAGAATCGATTAATATGGAAAGCCTTGCCATCTCGGGGTGTAAAGCAACCGAGACAGGCAAGTTGTTAGGCTGGCTTAACGCCAAGGGGGCGGACATGGCTAACTTGACCGCCGAGTACGTTTGTGCTAAGTTAGCGGACACTAACTTATCTGAGCCAATTCGAGCCGTTTTACGGCTCAGACAACAAGGCTCCCAGACTTCGGTTGCCAAGTACGAGAAAATGCTAGATGTTCAGGTGGGTGGGCGCATTCGCAACACCTTGGTGTACCACGGGGCCAGTACGGGGCGGTGGGCATCTCGGGGCGGTTTAAATCTACAGAACATAGCCCGTCCAACAATCGACGAGGATGCCCTTAAAACAGCCGTAGAGCGTGTTTTAGAGGGTGGGCAAGGGGGTACCATGGATGAACTCTCAAGTCTCGTCAGAAGTGCTATAAAAGCCCCCAGAGGGCAAGTCTTTGTGGATGTGGACTTCTCGTCCATTGAGAACCGAGTAGCCTCATGGATTGCGGGTCAAACCGATAAGGTCGAGATGTTTAGAAAGGGCTTGGATGAGTACAAAACATTTGCCAGTACGGCACTGTACCAAGTACCCTATGAGGAAGTCACAAAAGACATGCGCCAGATCGCCAAGTCGGCGGTGTTAGGGTGCATGTTTGGACAGGGTGCCAAGGGGCTGATGAACTACGCCCAAGGTATGGGAGTGGAGTTAGATGAGGGACAGAGTCAAGAGGCGGTGAACGCTTACCGAGTTGCCTACGCCAAGGTAAAGAACTGTTGGTATCAGTGCCAACAAAAAGGCATCGATGCAATCAACGCCCCTAGCGAAACCTTTGAACTGGGCAAGCTGTTGTTTAAGTATGCCAACGATGCCCTGTGGATGCGACTACCCAGCGGTCGGTTCATCTGTTGGCGTGATCCCAAGATCGAGGCTCAGTTGACTCCATGGGGCGAAATGCGAGACGGCATCACCGTCCGCAGTCAAAACACCTTCACTCGGAAATGGGGTAGGAATAACTTGATTGGATCGAGCATCTTCCAATCGGCGGTTCAAGGTACGGCTAGAGATGTACTCGCCGAGTGTTCGCTCTTGCTTGAAAAAGAGGGTTTTGAAATTATCAATTTGGTTCATGACGAGGCTCTCCTTTTAGCATACGAAGACAAAGCAGACATCGTTTTAAAACAAGTGTTGCAGATCATGACAACCGCACCCGCATGGGCAAAAGACTTCCCCTTAGCTGCGGAGGGGTGGGTAGACAAGCGTTACAGGAAGTGATTACTATTCTGGTTCAATATCTCTAAGAGGGTAACGTTCTGTCCAAGCAGATAGCATTTCTAAAATATTACTGGCTTGGGCATCTGTTAAGTTATTTGGTTTTTCGCCATTTCGCAAACGGGTTAATGAATTTCTAATTTGCCGAGTAAGGTGAGGTTCATCTAGGTTTAATAAAGCTTTAACAAGTTTTGTATGTAAGGCGGTTGGGATTTTTGCTTCTTCCATTGGGCGACCCATTAGGATAAGAATGTCTTCATTAACTTGAGAAGTATCATACATGCTTGGGCGCATATTATTTTCAATAAATAATCTAAGATCTCGTTCTATTAAATCAACATGGCTTGGGCGGGTTAAAAATTCTTTTAATTTAACCTCGTCAAATGGGTTGGGGTGCTTTTGAGTATCACCTTCAAAACCATCCCAGATTCCACTATCTTTTCTTGGGTTTCGATTATACCAATTATTCAATATATTGAACATGTTAGTAGCTTGAGAACTTGTTAATCCAAAGGGGGTTGGGATCTCTAAATCCCCAGCCACTGCATTTTTCATAACGTAACTTCTTAGTTGATCAGCAACCGAATTAATTAAACTTTGATTATCTGACAAAATCATTTTTACCAATTTACGATGAATATCAACTGGTAAATCATATCTAATTGGATTACCAAGTAGTAAATTTAAATTGTCTTCTTGATTAAAATTGTTGTCAGCATGTAATGAATCTGGTTGTTTTAAAATATATCGATCAAATTCATCCGAAATAGCGTCTTTTTCAAATGGACTTAATTCTCTTGGTGGAGGCTCAGTTAAATCAATTTTTCTCTCATTAGCTAAATTTTCTATATCATAAGCTCCAAAGAAACGAGGCAATAATTTTTCGTTTCTTACAGTTTCAATAAACTTTTCTAATGTATCAAAATCCCAATCTGGTTGGTAGTCAGTTAATTTATCAATAACATAAGATGACCTATCAGTAAGATCAATTATTCCAGGGACTTGCTCTAAATCAGAAACACGATTAATCACATCTGCATTTTGATTTAACCAATCAGTAACATGCTGTTCGTACGCTGGAGCAACTGCTCCATTATCCGCACCACGCATTTGCGTGATATTTTTTTTCACAACTTGAGCTTCTTTTATGACATCTTTAATTTCAGGATACTCACGTAGTGCCATTCCTATTCCGTAAAAATCTCCACTATCATTAACATACTCTTGGAATTTAGATAAGTAATCTGGGGCGTGTTGTAGTATCCAACTTTCAGCGATTGTTTTTTCTTCGTTTCTTGTCAATGGTCGTCTATCATATTTAGCTTGAATCGTAAATTGATATTTAGAATTAGGATCAACTAAAGAAATGATTTCACCGTTACCGTCTTTTACCATGTCGTAATAAGATTGGTAAGATAACTCACCCGTTGCACCACTAGGTGGTCTGCCGGTATGGGGTTCTAACGCTGGGCCGTGACCACGATAATCGCGCGTACCATGGCAGCCAGCGCCAATACACTGGTTGAGATCTTTTGTGATCTGTCCAAAATCCCTAATTAACATTTGGGGATCGGCATCGTAACTAGCTTTATTAAATACAACCATCTTAGAACCATCGGGGAAATCACTATCGGTTTGTAATTGTTTAGCACGTTCAACTCGATAGGTTTCTATTAATTCTTCATTTTTTTGTTGCTCTTTTAATTTGTTTTGATAATCTTTAATCATGTCTTGCACTACAACACTTGGTGCAAGATTACTTATTTTCTCTGGATCATATTTTCCAGAAATTAAACCTTCCAATACATTTGATTTTATATCTTTAAAACCAGACTGACTGCGTGGTCTTGAATATGTAACATCATAAACAGTGCTCTTTGGATCTAATTTACTAGCGAAAGGAAAAGTGACTGGACCATACTGTCTCGGCGTATTTAAAGCAATATCATAATCCAACACATTTTCATACTGTTGACCTACTGGTGTAGTAGCAGTTACTCTTCCAACATCTTGAAATTGTGGTTGTGTTGGATCCACTCCACTTCTTTCTAATTGTTCAATTGCTAACAGTCTTTTTTCTTCTGCCTGTTCGGTATGTTTATTAGTATCTAATTCATCGTTTGAAGGAAACAATCTGCTTAATGGTATGTTTGCTTCATTAATGACTTGCAGTAACGGATCAGTAGAAAGCCCTGTAGCCATTTGGTTACGCATGTATTTTTGATAAGGTCCCATCACCCATTGGTTAAATACGGGAATTGATTTTTGAATTCGATCCAGTGTGGGCAATAGGGGTTGATCGGTTCCTTTAAATCCTTCATTTGTGTCGTAAATAAAGGAACTCATTCTATCTAATTTTGTAGGACCTTTGTTAGGCTCGTCCCAATACTTTTGTAGGTAGTAGTTTTTTAAACGAGTACCGTTTTCTTTATCGTATTTTTCTAACTGTTCTTCAAACAATCGTTCAATTACAAGTTCTTTGTCTTGTAATTGATCTTTATCTAAACGCTTACCAATCAAACCTTGCTCAGACAATGGTGCAGTTGAACCTAAAGTGGTTGCCCAGTTGCCACCCTTTGGTTTGACGGCGTACATGCGGGGATCGGGAACTAGATCGGTGAAGGTTCCAAACCCAGACAGCACTGGAGCGCCTTCTTCTGAACGCATGGCTTGACGGCGTGCCATGACATCGCCAATGTCTTGTGCCACGTTTTGCATTCTGGCACCGTAGGTTGGCTCGTTGTAAGCATTTAGGCGAGTAAGCCCAGACTGTGCTGCGGAGAAGTCTCTTGGAATATCGCCAATCTCACGGGCTGCGTTGATGCCACGAGCACCCATGACTTGCACATCCGATGGTGAAATGCGCGGTGGCATGCCCCAGATCTCTGGCAACATACCAAAGCCCATGTGTGAGCCAGTTATTTTTTGGGGAAGTGTTTCAATGCCTTCTACAATCTCACGCCCAGCTTTTGTAGGCGGAGTGTAACGCATGGCATCCATAACCTTCTTGGCTTCTTGTTGGCCGTATTGGATACCTTCTTGTGTGCCGAACTTGTCGGACAGTAGGTTGCGTGCAACACCATACGCAGCACCAAGTGGTGCTCCAATGATATTAGAACCCAAAGACAATGCCGCTTGAGGGATGGCGGCACCTGGCATGTTTTGATATGCCGTTTGAATATTCTTTACAAATTGTGGAGTTTGAACATCTGGCAGGAGACGGTTAATCTCTGCGCGCATTTCCTCTAGTGTTGGCATTTAGCATTTCCATTTACGCAGTGCTTTGTTGATTCTGGAATCTGGATCGTTAGCAGTTTTGCTAGATGTGAGTTTCTTTTTCATGCCACCCATTCGGGCACAGAATGACTTCTTGCGTGAACCGCCTTCAGGTTGCGGGGCTTTTAATTCACCACCCGTCTCCCGCTTGTAAGATGCCCGACCGACAGCGTTCAAACCGCCCGATGGACTCTTGCCTTCTTTGCGTTGCCACGCTGGCGTGGTGCTACCACCTTCTTTGAATGGTGGGGCGTAACGCATGTTGGGGTTGTATGCATCTGGGAATGGGCGACTGCCAGCAGAGTTTGGAGAAGACATCATGTCTAAACTATGCACAGGAGGCAAACCTAATTGGGGAGGAGTCTGTTGTGCCATTTGCGCGGTTAGAGCAGACGGCTGTTGTGGTTGTAAAGAAGACAAGCCACCAACCAATCCACCCTCGGCTTTTTCTAATACGCTTTTAGCCTCTGGTTTACCACGATACTTGTCTAGTAAATAGTTCAACCCCATCATGCCATAACTAATTGGCAAACCTATGGGAGCTGCGGGAGGATACATGGATGCTGCACCAGCAATTGAACCAATACCACTAATGGTTCCACCGATGGGATCGCCACGCTCAAATCGATTGTAGGCTTCAGCGCCCTCAAAGCCAGCACCAAATCCACCAGCAACTGGTCCTAGGGCACGCATCGCTGCACCACCTACTCGAGACGCTGGAGCACCAAATTGTTTTGCTCGATCTACGGCATTTGAAAACGCACTAGATGGAGCGGCTTGTGGTGGCATTCCAGCGGGGGGCGTACCACCCATACTGGTTGGTGTAATCACCATGCGGTTACCTTCTAATTGAAATCCGGGTATTGGACGTTCTGCAAGGCTGGCGTGTAATGGGTTGCCCATTTGTTGGCTGACATTGTGTGCAATGTTTTTCATAGCACCAGGACCAAAGCCATATTGCGATACCATCTGGGGAGAATGAAACTGCCCAACCGTGGTTGGCACAGGGGGTTTAGTTGCATTGATCTTAGCTTGTTCCGCTAATGTATTAACATTTTCTGCGGCTCTTGCTAGGTTACGACCAACATTAAGAACCTTACCACCCACTTGTCCACTAGCACCAACGGTAGCGCCAGCTGCACCACCAAGCAACTCTGGGAACTCTCCCGATTTTTGTTGTTTAGCTTCCTCTAATTTAATTTGAGCAGCAATGTCCCTAGCATCTTGTTGTGCTTGAGCATCGCCCGTGGCAGCTAATCTGTCTGCCTTGTCGAGCATTTGGTACAGTTCGGTAATGTTTGCCATTATTGAGGTCCTGTGATGTAACGACTTCTTAAATCATTTAAACGATCCTTGGGTAAACCTTGTGGTGTTTTTTGACCAAAGCCACGCTCTTCACTCCCAATTTCTGGGAACATCTTTTTCAAACGATTCTCACGCTCGTCTTGGGCTTTCTTCCAAATGTCAGACTGTTTAAATTTAGCAAAGTCTGCACCAGCACCATATGTGTTTTTGTAATCATCCCACGCTTTGCCCAACTTATCTAATGTGCGATAATTTTCTCCTGCGATTACAGCAAAGAAGCGGTTAGCCTCTACGCTGTTATCACGGGCTAGACCAGCAGCACGCTCACTTAATTTAGTTTCAAAGTCGGACACTTGTCCAGTTCCTTTGTAAACATCTTGTCTAAATTTAAGATTGTTTCGTTCCGCTAAAGAATCAAACTTGTTACCCGCTTCAATGGCTTCTGGCGATAAAGCAATTCGTCTGGCAAGAGGCTCAATATCTTTACCAAATAGTAACTTACCGCCTTCAATTACAGCACCTAGTGCACGATTTTTATATCCCAAACCAATGGCTTCAGGATATTCATCAATAATGTTAAGCATTACATTAGTGCTTTGTAGATTTTCCCTAGCCTCACTAGCAGCCGTTTCAAATACACCACGAATCTCACCCACTTTTTGTCCAGCTTTACCAGCTTGTTGAGTCATGCCTTCTTTTTGTGCAGCGTTAAACGCCTCTTCTTCCGAAGGACTTGCAAAACGGCGTTTAGCAACGGGAGCTTCAGCAGTAGAAACTGGTGCGGTTGAAGTAGTTGCTTGTGTTGGTTTAACCACGGATGTTTCACCACTTGCTTCAAAAGCTGCTTTGCGTTTTTCCATCGGAGATCTGTTAAACAAGTCTTCAACGGTGCCCTGTAAACCCAAATTAGTAAATTCAGTTTTTAATCGAGCTTGTTGTGGTGCACTTAAATTTTCAAATCGATACACATCTGCCACTTGAGATGCCGCAGACGGTGCGGGTGCAGCCACTGGGGCAGTAGCTGACACTGGCGCAGGTGCAGCCACTGGCGGTTTACCGCCAAACAAAGTTTCTTGTTGAATTTCATAAGGCATTTTCCGAACAGTTCTGCCTTGCGATTCATCCCAAAATGGTTCTTGTTTAAATGTTTCGGGCTTATTAAGAAATGCTCCACGAGTTTTTGCATACTCAGTAAGTACTGCATTGGCTCTTGTTATATCGCCAACCCTTAAATATGCTTGGTATGATGCAGCCACTTCGGGTGGAACGGGAACGCCACGAATGGTTGCCCAACCAGCGGGTAATGTAGTACCACCAGCCGTTGGAGCACCACCACCCATTACTGGTGCTGAAGTTCCTCCGGGTTGTATTGCTTGTCCAGCCTCTTGTAATTGACCCAAACCAACCTTGGTTGTGGCAATACCTCTAGCTAATTCTTCTAAATCTTTTTCTTGAGCGGCACGAGTTCTAGCACGCTCTGCTAATGGACGAGATGGGCCTTCTACGCCACCTGACCACCATGCTTGGGCATCTGCCATGTCTTGTAAAAAACTTTGACTTCTAGCCAGTTTGTCTTTGTACAGTTGCTCCATCTGTGCCAACACACTCTCGTTGGCAATAATGGGTTTAGCAGCCGTACCAGTCTTAACTGCTAGATCTAAACCACTTTGTGTTTGTTCTTTTTCAGCCATATTTATCCTTAGCCGAAGTTGAAGTCCACGAAATCGGAACCCCAATCATCGCCAATATTACCACCAAGTTCAAGACCACCGCCACCAATATCACCAAGGTCAACAGTGTCAGATCCCCAATCATAATCAAAACCCCCACCACCGCCACCAATACTAGAATCTGGTCCAGCAATTGGTAAATAGCTATTAGGGCCGTACCAGTTACCTTCTTCGTCAGAGAAGTATCCTTCTTTTACATTTCCTGCTGCATCTTGAACTTCCGATGGAGCACCCGGTCCAGCGGGCAGACCCGTTTGACCAGAGTATTGAGTTTTTAATGCTCCTGTAAGTAGGTCTTTTGCACCGCCCAGTAAGCCGGGCAATCCGCCCGTTACGCCTAACTGTCTTAGTAAACCAGTATTGCCCGTTGTACCACCCAACGCTGTGGCGATACCAAGGATCTGGTTAAGTGGTGATATTTGTGTTTGATTGGAAACTTTAGTTGGGGCTTGAATACCACCGATAACTTTACCTAAGTTAGATACATTGGTAAACGGTGCGGCTTGTTGGTATTGACCAACGGTTAATAGGTTGTTAATATCTTGTTGGGTTATGTTACCCACATTGGCTGCGGCACTTACACCAGTCTGTTGGTTTTGTAATGCCGTTTTCATTTGATCGGCAAACAACTGCGCTTGAGCATCTGCCATTGCTTTGTTGACAGCAGTTTTCCCACGCAAACTACCAAACTGTCCTGTGCCAATCGATGCCCCCGTTACTGGAGAGGTAATGTTTGGCATTAACTGTTCCAATTGCTGATTCTGTGCTTGGAACAATCCACCCAATGCGGTATTGGTATTAGGAGTTATTTGTCCCGTTGGGCTGGTGATCCATGGATTGGCTGCACCAGTAGCAATGTTCTGTAAAGTTCCAGCCGCTTGCGTAAACGGATTGGTTGGACCAGACAGAGTATTGATAGCGTTTTGAGCAACAGTTTGACCGGGTGTTGGTGCAACATTATACGCTTGTTGCGCTCCGCTAACTACATTTTGTTGCGCTGTGTCAAACCAAGCGGGTAGCGTGGTTTGCTGTTGCGCGGTATTAGAGATAATGTCATTTAAGCCAGCCATATTATGCTTTCACCTTACGTTTTGCTTCTAATAAATAACCCAAAGCGCCCTTACTATCTGGAGGTAATTTCTTCACATCCGCCGCCCTTTTGTGTTTTCTAATTGTCTTTAAAAACTCATCTAAAATTGTTGCACCAGCATCGTTACTACCATTGCCTAAAGAGGACACTACATCGGCAGGTATAACAAATTCGCCGTTAGCCAACATGGCTGGAATGCTATCGCTAGTGCCATCCCCTCTACCTTTGACATAGCGGTTTTTCATGGATCCCAAACCACCTTCAGAGAAAAACTCTGGCTTGTGTTCTTGTATGGAACCACCTTCTGCTTTGCCAATTAAGTTACCCGGCAATCCAGTTAGGATATAATTTAATTGAGCTTTGGTAAGCGCTGGTTTTAAAGTAGACTTACCGATGGTTGTATCGGTAGCATACGGATCTACAGATCCACCCGCTTCAAAACGAACTGGGTTAACTGTTTCATCAATATCTGGCAAACCAGATAAAGTATAATCTTGTTTAGCTGCGGTTAGACCGGGTGTTAGATTTTTAATAAGATCAGAACTTCCAGTAAAACCGCCACTCAAATCCTCAATGCCAGAAGGTAAATAACCAGCAGTTCTTGTACGAGCAGTAGGACTACTACCGCCCATTAATGCATTGCCTAAATTATATACTTGTCTTGCTTTGTTAATTGCATTAGCGGTTTCTTGTAAACTTGGTAGCGATGTATCACCACGATCCCACGATGTTGAGCTACCAGATGGTACATCAGTATTTCTTGCCTGCTCTTGAAGATCTTGCTCTATGTATTGTGAATCGCCGGGGTAACTAGGTAAACCGCCAGCCTCTTCGTAACCTTCCGCACCAGCAGTAATATCAGCATCCCAATTAGGTAAACCGCCTTGATCTATTGACTCGTTTAATAAATACTCACCATCTGGCATGTCTACATATGGGGCATCAAGATTCATGTCGGCGCTTAAACCAGAGCCAGCGCCCGCACCAGCAGCACCAGCGGCATTTGCGTAACCCTCAGCGCCGGCGGTAATGTCAGCGTCCCAATTTGGGACACCACTATCAGATAACCCACCCTTGCCAATATAAGAACCAGCGGCAGCCAAAGCTGCATTCTTTAAAATGTCTTCTGGATCTTTGCCTTGTATAGCTCCAGAAGTCGCGCTTGTTGCGGCAGCTAATGCGGCGGCCTGCCCAGCGGTTAATGCCGCTCCTGTAACCATGGGAGCCGCATAGGGTACGGCAACGGAGGCAACGGTTGTCCAACCGCCGGGGATTGTGTCACCTACAAATTCATCCACATCCGCCAATACATCGCCAGCGCCTTGAACCACATCACTTACCGCATCACCTACGGAACTGACAGCATTCTCTACTATTTCAACTGGATTCCAAGAACCGCCACCACCATAAAGTTTTATGTGGCGATTGCCATAGTGCTCAAAAGCACCGAGGGGGAGCATTGTCTCGAGGTTATATCTCATACTCTTGCCATCCAGTTAAATTCGGGACGATCAGAGTTTTCAACAGGAACACCTAACCGTTTGAGCATCTCTATAATTTCGGCATTATCGGCTTTTCCGTAAACTGCTTCAATGTCCGATGCCTTAATTTTATCTACAAAATATTTAATGGAACGAGCCAAAGTTAACGGCGTGTCTTTTGTAAATAAATGCAGTTCCATTGCGTGACCCTCAAGTTCTTTTAGAATAAGAACAGAGTCATTTTTTCTGAGCATGACAGCCACTTGCGCTTCGAGATGTTTTCTCAAAGAAACAAGAAGTTTACTAGGATCAATGTTGCGCTCAATGGCGTCAGCTTTAATAATCTCTGTCGGTGTCATTTTATTGTGTTGGACCGTTTAAAATAAAACTCAATGCAGATGCCCATTCTTGCCATGTATCAAAAGCCTCTGGATCTGGCACAGGGTAACTTTCAAATGTGGTTAACTGACTAATGTTTTTAGCAACTAGTTTCCAGTTATCCTCAGTGTCATACATAATTGGCTCTTCACCAAAGTAGTGAAGAAAATTACCATTCCAATCTTCCCATGACATATACTCTGGGTTGATCGGGAAGTATGTTTGAATACTCATGGACGTTCATC